GGATTTGGTGGCATTCACATCATACTATGGGAGCATTCTGGTCAGGAACTGATGAAAATGAGATTAATGCATGGGAGAATGAAAGCTTTTCATTAGCTCTTGTTGTTAATCTTAGAGAAGAATATAAATTCAGAGTAAGCATATGGAAAGCAGTAGGATTACCTATAGCTCAACATTATGATATCCCTTTGACTATTGAAAAGAAGAATCGTATCAAAATCACTGATAAGATGAAAACTCTTTATAAAGAGCTATGTGAAGATGATTCTATTGTTCATAATACTGTTCATCAAGGTCAATTTGGCCTTCGTAATGGTTTTCATAGCAATTATAAACCATATAAAAGAGAAGAACATCTAATAATAGAAGATGGTTATCAGCAAACTATAGAAGAACTAGACAAAGTTAATGATAGTTTTATGGAAGCTGGCATGAGTGTTAGTGAATGGAGAAAGAAAATTAAGAAAATGAATAAAATTCTTAAGGATAAAAAGTACCCATTTTCTATAAATGTTGCAGACGAAGTAAAAGGGAATAAACAATCAGTTATTAATATGTTAATGGTAACTACATCAGATGATATGCTTAACTGGAAAGATACTGAAATGCAAACTAGATGTGAACAAAGTTATTTATGGGGAGGTGCTTATGGATATTAATAGTCGCTCAAGAGGGATTATTGACTGTTTAAGCGATTATACATTTCATATACTTGGGTGTGGAGCTATTGGTAGCTCTGCATCCACTCAGCTTGCTAGGATGGGAGCTGATAAGTTTGTATTATATGATAATGATAAAGTTGAATCAGCCAATATAGGAGTATCACAATATACTATATATGATGTAGGTCATGCTAAAGTAGATATGTTAAAATCTAAAATAAAAGATATTAATGACCTTGCAGAAATAGTATGTGAAGATGGGTTGTTTAAAGAATTGTTGTCTAATGGCAATAATAAAGATATAGTTATAATAGGCTTTGATAATATGAAGTCAAGATTAGAAGCTGTATCTAATTGTATTAAGTATAAACCAAGATTACTAATTGATGGTAGAATGGGAGCTGAGCATTATCAACAGTACACATTTACTAAGCCCAATTATAATGATTATGTAAAGACTTGGTATGCGGATGAAGATGGTAGTACAGAACCGTGCAACATGAAAGCTACAAGTTATTGTTCAAATATGTCAGGGAGTTTTATAGCAAATACCATTCGTAAAGTGTTGACGTGTCAACCTCACGAAGTTGCTTTGTCTTTTAATTTTCCCACTATGACAGTAGAGAAAAGTACTTGTTATAATGCTTAATATGTTGTAAGTTAGGAAGCTGGAGAGAGGTAGTTGCCGTAATAAATCTAGAGCCCTCTCTCTAGCCCCCTTTCGTCATTAAAAATAAGAAGGAGATTGATATGGCTTTGAAAAAAGTTAAGAGAAAAGCTGTCTCTCAAAATCCAAAAGTAATGCTATTATATGGAGCACCAAAAGTAGGTAAAACTACAGCTCTTAGTCAATTAAATGATTGTTTAATAATTGATACAGAACAAGGTGCAAGTATGGTAGATGGATATATAGAAGAGGCAAATAATAGAGAAGAACTTATCGCAATTCTTAAAGAAGCAAGCGATGGTCATGAGTATAAATATGTTGCAATTGACACTATAGATAAGATAGCCGTTTGGGCTGAAGAATCTGTATGTAAAGAAGAAGGTGTTAGTTCAATAGTTGATTTAGCTTATGGTAAGGGATTTGCTTTAGTAAGAGAGAAAGTTCTTAATACCGTAAAGGTAATGAAAGAAATATTTCCTCATGTAATAGTTATAGGACATAGGAAATGGGCAAGAGCTGTTGTTGACAGCAAAGCTATAGTTGAACCAGAAAGCTTAGATTTAACAGGAAAGTTAAAGAATATGCTAATGGCAGATTGTGACGCTATAGGTTACGTCTATAGAGACGAAGATAAAGGCAAATTAATGGTATCATTTAAGGCAAATGAAGCATTAGAAGCTGGAAGTAGAAGTCCTCATTTGAGAGGCAAGGAAATAGAGTTAAAATGGAATCAAATCTATAAGGAGAAGAAATAATGGCTATATTTAGACCAGAAATGAGTAGCGGAAGCAGTTTCTACGGAATCTGTGAAATAGCATTGAATAACTTTGAAGATAAAAGTTCACAATTTGATTGGGCTGATATCTTTATTAATGTAACTATAAACCAAAAAGGTAGTGAATACACTAGAGATATTAAAATAGCAGGTTCATTAGAAAGAGATGGTGGAGGAAACATAACAGGTGGTAGCGTATTAAAAAGAATGTATGTATTCTTTGATGCTATTGGCTGTAAAGCAGGATTAAATGTTAAGGGTGAATGGGAAGATGCAGAAGGTAAACCTATAGAGGATATAGCTTCTTATCTTAATACTAATTTCGCTCAGGTTGCTATGCCAGATGCAGGCTTAGATTATAATTATTTGGCTTATATATATAAAGAAAAGCCAAAGAAAGATGGTGATAAAGCTTGGACTAGGACATACCATAAAATATACCAAAATAGTGATGCTAATAAAGCTAAGCTAGATGATGATATTAAATGGCTAAAAGGTAAAGGTGTAATTAAAGAAGCTACAGATTTACCTGTTCAGCAAAATGGTAATACATTACAAGGAAGTGGATTAGCTAGCTTATAATGTATGTTGAAATAGCAAGAGGAACTCCAGCCAATAGAGGTATATTGATTGCCCACAATACCTTAGGTAATTATATAACTGCAGATGAGCCTTTATATCGTTCAGTATATCTCTATGGCCAGGATGCTAAAGATTATGTGGATAAAACAGATTCACTAAAGAACTTCTTTGGCGTTAGAAGTATAGATAAAATCCCTGTTGATATTGACAAAGGGGATAACTCAAATGAAAAAACTCTTGATATTTTAAGAAGTATAATTTCAGAACTAGAGGCAGTAGGGATTGGTTGTGGGAGCTTCCAACCTTACTTCTCTGGGTCTGGATATCATTTAATGTTATCTGGAGATTTGTTTAATTTCAAAGCAAGCCCTGATTTACCATACATAGTCAAACAAACTATGAACAAGTTAATGCCTGATATAGATTTAAGTATTTATATGAGAACAGGTATTTATAGACTTCAACATACAGTCAACAAAAAGACTGAATTATTCAAGATACCATTAACTAGAAACGAGGTATTTAACCTTGACCCAGTTGATATATTTAAATTAGCTGAAAATCAAAGACTAGATTATGAGTACTATGAACTTGAAGGGAATGGTGAGTTAGAAGACAGGGTTGTAACAGAGGTACCTGATATTAAAGTATTTAATAAAGTATCAGAACCAACAACATTAATACCTTGTGTCCAATCTATGTTAAATAAAGGACCACAGCAAGGTAATAGACATGTGACAGCTATGAGAATAGTTAGTCATTTTAAAAGACACGGAATACCAAGCCATTATGCTAAAGTTTCAATGTTACATTGGAACAATAAAAGCATGAATGAAAATTCAATAAATGAATTGGTAGAAAATGTTTATAATCGTAATTACAGATATGGATGTCAAGATAGAGTTATGCTTGACCATTGTAAAACTCAGTGTATATACTTTAAGAGAAAAGATTACTTTATTAATATAAAGAATGCATCAGAAATGCAACAGGAACTTAAAGATAGATTAACAACTGATTTTACAGGTAAAACAATAGACTTAGGGCGGATGTTAGGTGTAGATAAGGAATCTATTATCTATCCAGGTGAATTAGTAACCATATTCGGCCCAACTGGTTCTAATAAAACTACATTCGCCCAGAATTTAGCTTTAGGAGTAGACTTTGTCAATGATTGTATTAATAAAGATTGGCAAATACCTACATTATTCTTGAGTTTAGAGTTATCTTCATGGTATATGCATAGAAGACACCTACAAATAGTATCTGGAAAGACAAAAGATGAAGTTAATTATGATTATGATAATTTATATGAAAGACATAAGGATGAGTTGGAACATGTATCTGTTCAAACAATAAGTCCTACACTAGAGAGTATAGCAGAGAAAGTTAGAGAGCTACAACCTTCATTAGTAATCGTTGACTATATAGACTTAGTAGATACTCCTCCACATATAAGAGGAGAATATGAAAAAATAAAGTATATAAGTCATGGATTTTCTAATTTAGCTGTGAATAACGATTTAATTATCATACAAGTATCACAAGTAGCAAGAGAATATAGTAGAAATGAAGTCTTAGACCTGTATGCAGGTAAGGGTTCTGGAGCTATTGAGAATGCCTCAAGGAAAGTGATTGGTCTAAATGGACAATCAAAAAAGACAACTAGAGCTGTGAGGTTATTTAAAAATACAGATGGAGAACTCTTTGATACCACTATAGAGTGGACACCTAACTTTAGAATGAGGAGGAATAATGAAGAATCTGATTAAGCTATCTCGATATGATAATGGAACATTATTATATTTATTTAAATATTTCATGATTGGTCTTTTGCATCAATCAGAAAATACTCATGTAAAAGGTATTGTTGTAGGAATATGGCGTTACCAATTGCAATTATCAATAGGATACTCAGAAGAAGTTGAAACAGGAGAAATTGGCCATGCATAAAAAGCCAAGAAGAGTTAGAAATGGTGTTAGGGGACGAAAGTCCCCTAGCAACATAACAAGATGGGAAAAGAAGTTTAAAAGAAAGTTAAATAGATTTCATAAACAATTTGCCAAGAAAACATTTCATAGGTTAATGAAGAAATCTTCAACTTTAAGGTCGACATTAAAAAGAAGGAGTAAAGAATATGAAGTCGAATTTGAAATCTCCCTGGAGGAAGTTAGAGAATTACTTTATAAAGCATATGGGAGAGAATGCAAGTACTGTAAATCAAGATTACTTGTCTCTAATATGGTATGTGACCATATTATGCCTTTGTCTATGGGCGGGAGTTCAACTCCTCCTAATTTACAAATGATATGTATGAGATGTAACACTAGAAAAGGACCTTTAACAAATAAGAATTTTAAAAGGATACTTAAATGGCTATCACATCAAGATGAAGATTTAAGGAAGTATGTTTTAAAGAAAATGGCTAGTAAAGATTTTTAACAATTGGGAGTTGAGAGCTGTTAGCGCGAGCGCAGCCAAGGCTTTACATACTACTCGGGTACTTCATAACCCACCTTATTTGGCCTATTTGAGGCTCCCATAAATTTCGTAAGAAAGACGCCAACGGTCTGCAGTTGGGTAACATAATTTTAAGGCAATGGTTTTTGCTTTTAAATAGTGTTAATCACTGTAAAGGGGTAGTTATCGGATTTCTGCCCCTTTATTTAACAAAGGAGGTTATAATGGCAGTACATATAAAAGATATAATAGAATTAGTAGACTGTGTTAAACAAGCAAGAAAAATACTATCTGGCTTAAGTGAAGATGCAGTTGTTCCAGTATCTGATATACAAAGATTTCAAATAAAAGCTGATAGACTTTTAATTGAAATAAACAATGAGGAGGAAAAAGATGAATAAAAAATTAAATTTATCAAATTTGTCTTCAGATGGACCAAGAAGAGAAAGAGCATCATTAGCTATGAAAAACTCTAAAAAACCTTTTGATAGGAAATCTTATAATGATAAATATTCAAAAAAAGTAAAGGCTAATAAAGACT